TTGACGAGTTTATGGGGAGTATGTGGTAATGGCTTATATTAAGAATAGTAGTTCGCATAATATGGATTGTGTTACTGGTGAGCGTATTGATCGTGATGTTTTTGTTGTTGAGGTGCCTTTTCGTAATAAGGGTAAGAATTTGGGCGCTTCGCGGTTAAAGTTGTTGAAGGAGGAGACTATTGTTTGGCTTGCGGAAGAGGCAGGATACGTTGTTACTAAGCGTGATGGTGGAGATTCTGGAGACGCAGCGGTCGTGGACGGAGCGGATGTTATCGTTGGAGGAGGAGAGGATTCGGTTGGAGCGGCTTCGGCTGGAGGGCGCAAGCCCGTTAAGCGGGGTTCCGACGGGTCATCTAAGGGTAAGTGAGGATGAGCAGGATCTTGATTGGGCTTTGCAGAATAAGTTGATCAGTCCTAGCGAGTATAAGGGTTTGTTGGATCAGTCTGGTCTTGTTCCTACTGATATTGTTTTTGACTAATTGGGGGTGGTAGTGTTGGATTCGCAGACATATTCTAGTGAGGGTGCGCCTGCGGGTTATGCTCCTGCTAATAAGTTGGTTAAGAAGGTTGATGAGTTGCGTCGGCAGCGTGATTTGTTGGAGCGTCAGTGGAAGTTGAATTTGGCGTTTTATAAGGGTAAGCAGTATGTGTTTTATAATCGTAAGTCGCGTCGTATTGAGGCGCTTCCTACGGATGAGGGTGATAAGCCTCGTTATCGTGTGCGTTTGGTGTCTAATCAGATTGCGCCTAATACTAATAGTTTGTTGTCTCGGCTTGTTAAGTCGAAGCCACAGTTTTTTGCTACTCCGGGTCAGGCTTCTTTTGAGGCTCAGAAGGCTACGGAGGTTGCGGAGAATCTTCTTGAGTTTTGGTGGGATTCGTTTCATTTGACTGAGAAGCGTGAAGAGGCGATGATGTGGAGTATTATTTGTGGTAATGGTTTTTGGAAGATTAGTTGGGATGATAAGTCTGGGCCGGGTATGAAGGTTATGATGGATCCTAATGGTCAGCCGATTGTTGAGCCTCTTGTGCAGCATTTTTTTGAGAAGAATCTTGAGGCTGAGGGTATTGATGCTAGTATGTTTGAGCGTCGTGTGTATCAGGGTGATATTCGTGTTGATGTGATGAGTCCGTTTGATGTGTTGTTGGATGATTCTGCTCAGGTGTTTGAGGATTGTCAGTACGCGTTTTGTGTGCATCCGATGAGTCCTGAAGAGGTTGAGAAGCGTTATGGGGTTAAACTTAAGGCTAATGCTGTTAATAAGTATCCTGATGAGGCTTTGCCGGGTGTGTTTGGGTCTATGGAGTCTAAGTCGGATGAGAATGTGCGTGAGGTTATTTACGGGTATTTTTTGCCGGGTTCTAAGTATCCTGATGGGCGTTTTGTTGTGTTTACGCGTTCGCCTGATATTGTGTTGTATGATGCTCCGTGGCCTTTTCCGTTTGAGGAGTTGCCGTTGGTGAAGTTTCCGGGTATGCGTATTCCGGGGCAGTTGTGGGATTCGTCTGTTGTTGAGCAGGCTATTCCGCTTCAGAAAGAGTTGAATCGTACGTTGTCGCAGATGATTGAGTATAAGAATCTTACGTTGAAGCCGCAGATGTTGGCTCCGGTGGGTTCGCTTCGTCAGCGTATTACGGATGAGCCGGGTGCTATTTTCGAGTATAATCCGGTGGCTGGTAAGGTTCCTGAGGCTATTCCTATTCCTAGTCTTCCTTCTTATGTGTTTGAGCATTTGCAGGATCTTGGTATGCGGTTGAAGGATACGTTTGGTTTGAATGAGATTATGGAGGGTAGTGTGCCGCCTAATGTTGAGGCTGGTATTGCTATTGATCTTCTTCAGGAGGCTGCTACGGATCGTCTTGCGCCTCAGATTATGCTTATGGAGAAGGGGTTGGAGCGTGCTGGTAATCAGATGCTTCAGTTGGCTCAGTCTTATTATCGTGAGCCGCGTATGCTTATTATTAATGGTTCTGGTTCTAAGCCTAAGGTTGAGCGGTTTGAGGATGCTGATCTTATTCAGGGTGTTCAGATTCGTGTTGAGGCTGGTTCTGGTCTTCCGCGTACTCGTGCGGGTCGGCAGGCTCGTGTGATGCAGTTGTTGACGATGGGTATTTTGTCGCCTACTAAGGCGTATAAGTATCTTGATATGGCTGATTTTAAGAATCTTCAGATGCAGTTTGAGGCGGATGAGGAGCAGGCTATGCGTGAGCATGATAAGTTGCTTGATGGTGTTGCGGTTAATATGAATGCGGCTAATAAGGCTGCTAGTGATATTATGATGGCTATGCAGAATCCTCAGGTTGATCCTGAGACGGGTCAGGTTGCTTCGTTGTCTCCCGAGTTGTTGAAGGAGAGTATTGAGGCTGGTTTGAAGCCTTTGCCGTTTGAGAATTCGCCTGTGCATATTGAGACTCATGCTATGTTTATGAAGAGTGCAGAGTTTGATACGCTTCCTATGAGTGTTCAGGCTCGTTTTTATCGGCATTTTGAGTTGACGCAGGAGAAGATTAAGTTGGAGAATGTGCCGTCGTCGGACGCTCCGAAGGTTACTATGCAGTTGCGTGGTGCTGTTGGGCCGACTACTGGTTCTAAGATTCTTAATCAGGCTGGTGTGCAGAATGTTACTCCGCAGGAGTTGTTGGAGCCTGCGCTTGATACGGTTGTTATTGATAATAAGGATAAGCCTAATGCGCCTGAGACTCAGTTTGAGGGTATGCAGGAGTATCAGCAGGGTGTGATTAATAAGTTGGTTGGTAATCAGGCTTTGGAGGCTCAGAAGGTGGAGCAGAAGTATATGGAGAAGGCGGCTAATATTGAGTAGGATTGAGTGGAGTGATCAGGATAAGGCTGATGCGTATGTTCAGTGGGTTTTGAATGATCATAATGTGCGTAAGACGAGTCGTGAGACTGGTGTTCCGCATGGTACTCTGCGGTATTGGATTAAGGATTGGGAGGCTGAGGGTGCGCCGTCGAATGGTGGGGCACAGTTGGTTGAGCAGTCTGCTGAGAGTTTTGTTCATCATGCGAGTCGTGTGCGTGAGCAGGCTATTATTAAATTAGAAGAATTAATTCCGTTGGCTGAGGTTAAGCAGTTGAGTGCTATTGCGACTGTTGTTGGCATTATGGATGATAAGATTCGTTTAGCGTCTGGTTTGGCGACTAAGCGGACTGAGACTGTTCATACGCTTCCTTCGCGTGATGATATGAAGGAACTTATGAGTGGTTTTGTTGATGGTCTTGTGGTTGCGGCTGAGGCTCGTACTGCGGAGATTATTGATAGTGAGGTCGTTGTTGAAGAGCAACCCAAATACGTGGGACTCTTAGAAAACAAGGGGTAATTGATGAGTGAGATTGATATTGGTGGCGCTGAGGAAGCGTTATCTTTGGAACTTCCTGATTCTTTGAATGAGGAGGCTCTGATTGATTCGGGTGAGGCTATTGTTGAGGACAATCCTACTGATGTGGAATCCTTTACTGGTTTTAATCCGAATGATCTTCCTGAGGATATGCAAACGGTGTATAAGTCTATGCAGGCTGATTACACTCGCAAGACTCAGGAACTTGCCGAGTTGCGTACTAAGTTTGGTGCGTTTGGCGAGGTTGAGGTTGATCCGGAAGAGGCAGTACGGATGGTACGTTTTGTTCAGCAGTTAGATTCGGACCCGGCTTTTGCAAAAGAGTTTGTGAGTCATGTTTCTAATCAGTTGGGCATTGCGGATCATAACCAGATCCCTGTAATGGCTGAACCTATTGTTTCGGAGGATTATGGGACGCTTCCAGATGCGGTTGTTCGCGAGTTAGAAGAGATGCGTGAGTTTCGTCATCAGATGACGGAGCAGCAGGAACTTCAGGCTTTGGAAGCAGAGTTAACGGTGCAGGAGCAGACTATTCGTACGTCGAATCCGAATTTTACGGATGATGATATGGATGCTGTTTATACTCTTGCACATGCTACTAATGGGGACTTGTTTGCTGCGGCTGACCAGTATCATGCTATTCAGCAGCGATTATTGGGTAATTATTTGCAGTCTAAGCAGGTTCCTCATGGTGCGACTCCGGCTCCCGGTGGTCCGGCTAGTGTTCCGTCTAAGGATTTTGGTTCTAATCTGGATGCGGCGCATAAGGCGGCTATGGAAGCGATCCGTAATATCTCCTAGGTTTATCTACTAATAGGAGGTGTGAGAATGGCTAGTACTGATGGTGCTACTCTCTCTACGCTCTCTAATATTCTCAAGGAGTATTACCTTGGGCCTGTTGCAGAGCAGTTGAATAATGAAGTTCTTCTCTTGTCGCGTCTTGAGTCGCGGTCGGAGGATTTGGTTGGTAAGTACGCGTATGTGCCGTTGCATAAGACGCGTTCTGGTGGTATTGGTGCGCGTGGCGAGTCTGCTGCGTTGCCGGTTGCTGGTAAGCAGGGCTATGACAAGGCTAAGTATGATCTGAAGTACCTGTATGGTGCTGTTCAGGTTACTGGTCCGTCGGTTGCTAAGACGAAGAGTGATGCTGGCTCGTTCTTGCAGGTTTTGAAGGCCGAGTTGGATGGTCTTCGTAATGATCTGCGGCGCGATATGGCTCGTCAGGTCTATGGTGATGGTACTGCTCGTATCGCTAAGTGTGGTACGACGTCTGCGGATACTGTCGTGGTTCTTGCGGCTGATGCTGCTTCGGGTACTGATGTGTTTGCTGGTAAGGAAGCGATTCGTAAGGGTCACTTGTATGTTGGTATGCTGATTGATATTGGTACGGCTGCTGATGTTAATACGATTGCTGCTGGTCGCGAGATTACGGCTGTTGATTATGACAATGGCACTATCACGATTAGTGGTGCTGCCGTTACTACGGGTGCTACGCACTTTATCTTCCGCGCTGGTGCGGGTACCGATGGTGGAGTTTCTGCTACTGGTTCGCGTTCCAACGAGGTTGATGGTTTGTCGCGTATTGTTTCTGTCGCTACGTCGAGTAATTATCTTGGCGAGTTGAATGGTTCCACGGAGAAGTGGTGGGACAATCAGCGCATGGCGATTGCTGACACGACGAATTATCGTTTGTCGAAGGAAGACTTGCAGAAGGCGATCAATCTTGTTCGCTTGCAGGGCGCTTCGCCGACGGCTATGGTTACGTCGCTTGGTGTGCAGCGTGAGTTCTACATGCTGCTTGAAGATGATGTCCGTTATGTTGAGCCTGATTCGGGTCTTAACTTGGGCGCTGGCTTCAAGACGCTATCGTATAATGGTATGCCTCTGATCGCTGATATTGATGCACCGTATGGTCGTATCTATGTCCTTGATGAGTCCACTATGAAGGTGTTCTCTGATCAGGATTGGCATTTCCTTGATATGGATGGTAGTACGCTTCGTCAGGTGCAGGGTTATGATGTCTTTGAGGCAGTTATGGCTCGTTACATGAATCTTGGTGCTACGCGCCGCAACAACCAGATTGTTGTGACGGGTATTAAGGTGGACGACGCGTTCGACACGGGCGTTTAAGTTCGGTAGGGGGAGGGCTTCGGCTCTCCCCCTATTTTTATGTAAAGTCTTTGTGTAAAAGGATGGTTGATTATGAGTGAGGCTTGGACTCGTAAAGAGGGTAAGAATCCTGATGGTGGTTTGAACGCTAAGGGTCGCGCTTCGTATACTAAGGGTAATTTGCAGCCTCCTGTGTCTTCTAAAGAGGCTAGTAAGTCTCCTCGTGCTGCTGCTCGGCGTAGGTCTTTTTGTGCGCGTATGAGTGGTATGAAGCGTAAGTTAACTAGCGCTAAGACGGCTAATGATCCGAATAGTCGTATTAATAAGAGTTTGCGAAAGTGGGATTGTTGATGAGTGGTATTTATATTCCGGGGCATGGTGAGATGAGTTGGGATGAGGTTCGTATTGATCGCGCTGTTAAAGAGTATGATGAGAGATTATTTTTTGCGCGGAATGCGGATACGTGGGATTGGTGTATTTATATTAAAATGCCTAGTCCTGAGCCTGCTTATCCTGTGATTGGTTTTGGGTATAATGTTCCTCCTGTTGATCATGTTATGCAGCGTGTTCGTGCTGCTGATACTATGAGGGCGGGTAATAAGATTTATGATGATATTGTGAAGTCTCAGAATGATTATCGTAAGAATTTGGAGTATGAGGCTAGTCAGGCTAGTTCTGCTGCGGCTGAGCCTACGGAGTGGTTGCTTCGTAAGCATGGTAAGTCGCCTATTGTTAAAAGTTTTGCTAAGAAGGGGGTGAGTGCGTAATGGATGTTCAGGATATGATTGACGAGTTGGATTTGTATGGTTTTGATGATATTGATACTAATCAGAAGGTTCTGCTTCTTAATGAGGCGTATTTGGATATTACTACGCGTGAGCCTTGGCCTTTTTTGGAGAAATTGATTACGGTTACGGTTCCTACGGGCGAGTCTAAGATTACTAATAATGCTAGTGTGTCTACTAATGTGACTGATTTGGCTAGTGTGCTTAGTTTTGTTAATACGACGGATGATATTATTATGGTGCCTGAGCGTACGGATGTGATTGAGAAGTCTTATCGTTCGTTTGGGACTGATCCTAGTTTGGCTTCTAAGTATTATTTTGTTGGTGAGGATTTGTTTGTGTATCCTGAGGTTCAGGGTTCTACGACGTTTAGGTTGTATTATGTGCAGATTCCTACGGATTTGACGAGTACCACTGTTGCGGCTAATATTCTGCTTCCTAGTCGTCATCATAGTATTATTGTTTTTGGAGCATTGGTTAAGGCTTTTCTTGTTAATGATGATCCACAGTCTGCTGTGTTTCAGAATATGTACGAGTCTAGGTATGCGCAGATGCGGAATGATTTGTGGTTGAATCAGTATGATCGTACTGAGCGGGTTCATGTTATTAGCGAGTCTAGTGATTGGTCTTATTAAGGGGGTGGTTTTGTGTCGTTGACGTATGTTAATCAGATTGGTGCTGATGGGGGTATTGCGCAGTCGGCACCTAATACTGCTATTAGTGAGGCTAATCTTGTTTGGGCGCAGGATGTTTTGTTTGATCGTCCGGGTTTTATTCGTCGTCGTGGTCCTTTTAATGAGAAGGCTCTTACTAGTGCTTTAGCCGATAATGAGATGATTATGGGTATTACGAGTACGCTTGATCCTAATGGTGAGTGGCGTTTGTGTGCGCTTGTTGGTGATGGTAGTGCTTCTCGTTTTGTTTTTATTGATGCTTCTTCTAATATTAATGGTTATTCTTGGTTGCCGTTTAAGCATCCTAATGGTTCGTCTTTGTTTAATAATACTGTTTCGCAGAATGAGGATATTCGTTCTAGTAATCCTATGACTATGTTTGTGGGTCGTCCGGCTCTTAGTGAGGGCGCTTTTCTTAGTGTTTTCTCGTATTATGGTGTTCCTATTTTTTCGGATTCTAGTCAGTATCCTCGTTTCCAGTCTTTGTATTATTGGCGTGGTGGGCATGGTATTGATTGTTATATTCCGGGTAATGGTTCTACTTCGGGTGCTAGTATCGCGGTTGAAGGCGCTGCTGGCGCTTCCCAGTTGTCTAGTACGATTACTATTACGGGCGCGTCTTTGGATGTTGCTACTAATGGTACTCCTCGTGTGACGCCGGGTATGTTTGTTTTTGATGCGGATCCTAGTGTTACTGGTCGGCCTTATCAGGTTATTGGTGTTGTTAAGAGTGTTGATTCTGAGACGGCTCCTACGCAGATTATTCTTGAGAAGAAGCCTATGCTTGCTCATGATACTAGTGTTTTTACGGGTGCTACGAGTACGGTTAGTGCTTATAATTTTAAGACGCTTCATTTTCGTAATGTGCGTGGTTTTCAGCATTTGCATGGGCGTGGCCTTGTAACGCTTGCTTCTGGTGCGGTTGTTACGAGTGGCCTTGAGGGTACTGATGCTGAGGGGCATTTTGGTTCTGCTAAGTTTAATGAGGGCGAGTGGTACGTGTATCGTAATAGTGATCATTCTATTATTGGTAAGGTTGATTCTGCTGCTTCGCTTAGTAATACTCAGTTTACGCTTACGGGTAGCACTGTTAAGGTTAAGTTGAATAGTGATGAGTATCTTGCTGTTAAGAAGGCTACTATTCTTAGTTCTGATTTGAATACGACTAATGTGTCTGGTTCGCGGTGGGCTATTGAGCCTTCGCCGTATTATCAGACGCGTATTAGTGGTCGTGTTGATGATTCTGCTAGTGGTACTTCGTATGATGCGTCTGCAAGGACGTTTAAGGACGTTCCCGGCGTGTTTACGGCGACGTACGCGGGTTACCAATGGTTTGGGTCGCTTGGACAGCGAGGCTATGAGAATCAAATTGTGTTCTCCTCGTATCATAATCCTGAGGCTGTTGATTTGTCTCCTGACGCTGCGGATAGCATTGTCATTCCGGGTAATAATATTATGCGTGGTCTTGCGACGAGTAGTGCTGGTCTTATTATTTTTATGTCTGATAATACTTATATTCTTCGTGGTAATAATAGGGCTAATTTTAGTCTAGAGATTCTTTATCCTGAGGGTTGTCTTGGTGCTGGTAGTATTGTGGAGATCGGTGGCGGCGTTATGTGGGCTTCTCCGTCGGGTATCCTCTATTTTGATGGTGCTAGTGTCCGTAATCTTACTAATAATCAGTTGGGTACGTATTATTATGATGGTGTGAAGCATTTTGATGCTAATAGTGATCGTATTTACGCTTTTGTTTATAAGAATTACTTGTTTATGCGTTTTTCTAAGTGGGAGTCGGCTTACTCGTTTAAGCAGTACGAGCCTGTGTATGTTAATACGTTTGCTGGTGATACTGAGGGTAGTAGCATTACTTATAATAGTGTTGTTTATCCGACTAGTACTTATACTTCTCAGGGTTATACTTGGGATGATATGGTTAATCGTCGCGCAGCATTGACTTATGATCGTATCATTAATAGTATTCCTTTTGTTACGTTTGGTATCTATTTGCCTACGGGTAGCATTACTACTTTTAGTAATTTTGAGTTTACTGGTGCTGCGTTTGTTGATTCGGTTAATGCTATTTCTACGTCTGATCTTAATTATGATAAGGCTTGGGTTAGTGTTAATGCTCGTAAGACGCGTAATTCGGCGTATAATAGTAATAAGCCTGCTAATCGGGTTACTAGTACTACGGGTACTGGTACTGTTACGGTGAGTTTTATTCCTAATCGGAATCCTACTACTGGTGTTGTTACTGATGTATGGGCTAATGGTGATTTGGTAGATTTGTTGGATCGTAATGATGATCCGCTTGTGTCTAGTGTTATTATTGGTTCGCTTAGTTTGCCGGGTTCTGGTACGCCTTTGAATACTCCGGCTACGTTTACGTACTCGGGTAATGCTACTAGTGGTGTTGTTGCTTTGAATAAGCCAGAGTTTAAGACTAATAATCAGGGATTGTTTACTGGGTTAGATCAGATGCTTGATCTTGTTACAAATGATTATGATGATTATATTAGTTTGGCGACTCGTTATCCGGGTCCGAATATGTATTTTCAAACTAAGATTTATACTGTGGGTGATCCAGTTATTAAGAAGTGGTTCCAGCGCCTTATGGTTAATATGCTTATTAAGGGTGGCGCTGTTCGTATTGATATGCTTGATTATGAGAATAATGATTATATTACTACTCAGGTTAAGCAGCGTAATTGGATGCTTCTTCCAGAAGTATTGTATACTTGGAGTAAGGCTCAGGATTCTTTGTTTTCTGAGATTACTAATAAGGGTAATTCGCTTAATGCGGATGGTTTTATTGGTGTTACGTGGTCTGATGTTGAGGCGTATGCTACTAGTGGTGGTGGCAATATTTCTTGGGATGATATTTTCTTTCCTGCGTTTGAGCGTCGTAATAAGCGTTTTAGTCTTCGTACGAATGCGCTTGGTTACCAGTTTTACCAGTTAAATCGTTGGAAGCCTGCGGAGTCTTCTACGGCTGCTATTCTTAAGCCGCAGCGTGTGGAGACGGATGCTTGGAGTATTGGTTTTAAGACGCTTCGTAGTGGTAGGCAATAATTATGCTTGGTATGCCTACTTTTGATTTTACGAGTGAGCGTGGTAAGCAGGATTTTCAAAAGTGGATTACTTTTTCTATTAAGAATGAGATTAATTCTTATTCGCGTCAAGTTTTAGGCACTATTGATAATAGTGTTACTGCGACAGTTAATAATTATTTTGGTAATCTTGATGGTGGTTTTCCTGACTCTACCTATGGTGGTATTAGTCCTATTGATCTTGGAGGTGTTACATGACAATTCAGATTCAGTATCGCCGTGGCACTGCTGCTGAGTGGACTGCTGCTAATCCTACGCTTGCTCTTGGCGAGCCGGGTTATGAGACGGATACGGGTAAGTTTAAGGTTGGTACGGGTAGTGCTGTTTGGACTGCGTTGGCTTATGCGTCTGGTCCTACTGGCCCTACGGGGGCTGCTAGTACCGTTACTGGTCCGACTGGTGCTACTGGTTTGACGGGTGCTACTGGCGCTACGGGTGCTGCGTCTACTGTGACTGGGCCGACTGGTGCGCTTGGCCCTACTGGTCCTACAGGACCACAAGGGGTTCAAGGTGTAACTGGACCAACGGGTCCTACGGGTCCTCAGGGAGTGACCGGGCCGACAGGTCCTACCGGACCGACTGGTGCTCAAGGACCTACCGGCGCTCAAGGAATCCAAGGTATTCAAGGCAATCAAGGACCTACTGGTGCTACTGGTGCAGCGTCCACTGTTACAGGCCCTACAGGACCAACAGGAGCCGATAGTACCGTAACAGGACCCACGGGACCACAAGGCATTATTGGTGTTACCGGTCCTACAGGACCACAGGGTATTATTGGAGTTACAGGACCTACAGGTTCTCAAGGCATTGAAGGCCCGACGGGTCCAACAGGCGCTACGGGGGCTACTGGTGCTGCTTCTACGGTTACGGGTCCGACAGGTGCAACAGGAGTAATTGGACCCACAGGTCCTACTGGTGCTACTGGTCCCGCCGGAACAACAAACGCGCACGATTCTGTTCATAGTGCTACCGTAAATATTCTTGATGATTCGCCTACTTATACGGCTGGTTCTACGGGACCGGATGGTGGTACAGGTGTTAATGCTACACTAGTTGCTACGATTAATGGTCGTCTTAATATTGATGGGCATAATCTTAATAATAATGAGCGTGTTCTTGTTAAGAATCAGGTTAATCAGTTACATAATGGTATTTATATTGTTATTGCTCAGGGTTCGGCGAGTAGCCTTTGGACGCTTCGTCGTGCATCAGATTATGATAATAGTGTTGCTGGGCAAGTTGATCGTGGCGATTTTGTTTTTGCTGAGAGGGGTTCAGTGAATGGTGCAAACTCGTTTATGATGAATGCTCTTGGTACTGGTATTAATGAGACTATTATTATTGGTACTGATATTATTACTTGGACTGTTACTGCTGGTATTGGTCCTACTGGTCCTACTGGTCCGACTGGGGCTACTGGTGCTGATAGTCTTGTTACGGGTCCTACTGGTCCTACTGGGCCTACTGGTCCTACTGGTCCTACTGGGGCGGCTAGTACGGTAACTGGGCCTACGGGAGCGGCTAGTACGGTTACTGGCCCTACGGGTCCTCAGGGAGTGACCGGGCCGACAGGTGCGGATTCTACTGTTACTGGGCCTACAGGCTCTACCGGTCCCACTGGTCCTCAGGGATCTACGGGTCCAACTGGTCCTACAGGAGCCGATAGTATTATTGCCGGACCTACGGGTCCTACTGGTGCTCAAGGTCCTACTGGTGCTCAAGGTATTCAAGGTATTCAAGGTAATGATGGTCCTACAGGACCAACTGGTGCTACTGGAGCCGCGTCTACCGTTACAGGACCTACTGGGCCTACAGGACCGAGCGGAACGCCTACACTAGATAATCTTACCGATAGTACTGTTTTTAATCTGTTTGGTACTACGCAGCATATGTATCCTATTAGAACTAGTAGGGGTACTATTAATAGTTTTGGTTCTTC